TGTTAAGTCAGGCTCTAGCAGGTAGAGCAAAGCAATTGGTGAAATGGTTTAAGGGGTTCGACTTGCCATTGATCCGTGACCTGCCGGCTTCAATAGAGTGCGGCGGCCTTAGGAACGCCGTACGACAATGTTTCTCAGATGTTGATCCAGTCTGGGAACTCAGTTTTAAAACTGTACAGAAGATTGAGAGATCTTGCTGCAGGCACTGTTTGCCTTCTTTTCAGTCAAAACTGAGCCAATGGAAAGAGGATAGATCCCGCCAACAGCCAGTCGATTTGTCGCATTTGTCTCGGTTCCGAGAGGCTTTTCGCGCAAACGTCGATAAAGGATGGGATCGTCATAGACGCCCTTTTATTCCCAACGGTAACGCTACCCGGCGTTTCAAGCGGAGGGATGGGGGCAACTGGAATGTAGAGGAGTTCTCGACTGACTTCCGGACTGAGCTTGTCTTTTCGTCCGGTAAGCCGAGGGTGGTAACCGTGTACTCTTCGGAGAACACGCGTATACTCGCTCCTATGCATTATAGTTTGTACGACAGTCTAAAAAGGAGAGGGTGGTTGCTTGTCGGAGACCCAACCGAGAGGCACATCAGTAAGTTGAACGGCGCTGCGTTGTTGAGTTTCGATTACTCGGCAGCAACTGACAATATCAAAACCGAGTACGTTCGGTCGGCGATAGACATACTGATAGAGCAAGCTGAAAGTATTAGTGATGATGAGTTGAGGGCTCTAAAGGTCCTTGGCAATTTGTCGCTAGAAGGGGTTGAGTGTGGTTCCGGTCAGCCCATGGGATCGGTCATGTCTTTTCCTCTCTTGTGTTTGATTAACAAAACCGTTGTTGATCTTGCATTGAACAGCTTGTTAATTGGGAAGAAGATTTCGTTCCGCGAGTGGTCTGGTCATAGGCTACTTATCAATGGTGACGACCTTTTGACAAGAGAGGTACGAACTGATACGGATCTTCGAGGACGGATTGTCGCAGAAGGAAGTGAAGTGGGCCTTGTAGTTAATCGAGAGAAGACCATGGTCTCCGATGTGCTATGTGAAATTAACTCCACCTTGTTTTCGAACGGCAGCCGCGTACGGAAGTTTAACGCTTCCGCCGTGTGGATGGACCCTGGTGTCGAGGATGTCTTAGGCTTTGCAGCCCAGGCTTCCCCTGACGTGAAAACGTTTCGAAAGGTAGTTCGCTGGAATAGCAATATTTTGGCCAAGAGTAAGGATAAACACCTTGCTGAGATACCACCTCACCTTCAGGTCGTGTGTCGCAAAGATAAGAAAATTCGACGCGCGCTCACCAGTCAACCAAAGTCTGAACGTTCTAGACAACTTGGCGTGATCAGGATGGCTCCCGTGCCAGACGGTTACGATCTTGATGTCAGTGATGAACACAGGGCGATGCGAGAAGAGATAGAAAGAGTTAGGGAGAAGGGGGTTGCATGGGCTAAGGCTCGTGCCACTCGGAAGCAATTCCGCACCATCGCTATACCGAACTCTACGTCTTATTCTCAGGTCTTGAAACAACGTCGGGGGGCTGAACAGGAACTAATCCCTGCCTGTTACGTCCGTACGTATGTTAACAAAATGAGAGATGCGTTGGTTGAGGAGTACGTGGCTGGCTCCTCGTCTGAGATGTTACCTCCGGGTGACGGGTCTCGGATATCAGTTCTTATAGATAACCTACGTCTGTTCAATCAACAGAAAGTCGCAGTTAGAACCTCTGGAACAACTTTTCCTACGGGAGATTTTGTGAGCTTTGACTGACGACAAAGCTAAC